CGCAGCGCGAAGATCGTCAAACGCTACCGCGACGACAACCGCAGTCAGCACACGAACGAAACCGCGAAATTCAACATCCTTTGGTCAAACGTGCAGACGCTGATACCGGCGGTCTATGCCAAGCTGCCGAAAGCGGTGGCACAACGCCGGTTTGGTGACAACGATCCTGTCGGGCGGGTTGCTGGCCAACTGATTGAGCGCGCACTGGATTTTGAGATTGAGCACTATCCAGACTTTCGCGCAACAATGAAGCACGCTGTTGAGGACAGGTTTCTTGGTGGCCGCGGCGTGGCGTGGGTGCGCTACGAGCCGCACGTTCGACAATTGGACATGCCCGAAGATGGGTTGCAGATAACCGAGGACGTGGAAAATGAGAGTGCCGAAGGCCAAACCGCTGAAGGCGCGCCGAAGCCCGAAAGTCAAGACTACACGGCAGGCGAAACCGAGCCGCAAGAGGAAATCGAATACGAGTGCGCCCCAACCGACTACGTTCATTGGAAGGATTTCGGCCATTCTGTCGCTCGCACTTGGGAGGAAGTGACCTGCGTTTGGCGCTGGGTCTACATGACAAAAGAAGCCTTGACCGAGCGGTTTGGCAAGAAAATGGCCAAGCAGATCCCGCTCGACTCTGGCGCCGAAACGCTGGCCACGTATGGCCAAAGCAACAAAGAGCGCACCAGGGCGAAGATATGCGAACTGTGGGACAAGGAAAGCGGAAAGGTGTATTGGCTGTCGAAGAACTGCCCGACGCTGATAGACGAGCGCGACGATCCGCTAGAACTGGACCAGTTCTTTCCCTGTGCAAGGCCGCTTTACAGCACCACCACCAGCGACACATTGGTGCCGGTGCCTGACTTTGTGATTTACCAAGACCAGGCTAACGAGCTGGACATTCTCAGCGATCGTATCGACGGGCTGGTTAAAGCACTGCGGATTCGAGGCGTTTACGATGCCAGCCAGCCGGCGCTGCAACGGCTCTTGACCGAGGGCGACAACAACACGCTGATTCCGGTAGATAAATGGATGGCGTTTTCTGAAAAAGGCGGGCTGAAGGGCAGCATCGACATCCTGCCGATCGACATGCTGGCCAGCGCACTGCTGAACTGCTACCGCGCGCGCGATGACATAAAAGGCCAGATTTACGAGATTACCGGCATTAGCGACATCATCCGAGGCCAAACATCGGCCAGCGAAACCGCAACCGCGCAACAAATCAAAGGCCAGTATGCCGGGCTGCGTTTGCGCTCAATGCAAGAGGAAGTGGCGCTGTTTGCCAGCGAACTGATCCGTTTGAAAGCGCAGGTTATCTGCACTAAATTCCAGCCGCAAACGATTTTGTTGTATGCCGCGGCTGGGCAGATGACGCCCGAAGATCAGCAAATGATTCCGCAGGCCATCCAGCTCATGCAGGACAATCCGTTGCGGAACTTCCGTATCGAGGTCGATTCCGACAGCCTGGTGCAGCTGGATGAGCAGCAGAACAAAAGGGATCGCGTTGAATTCATTACGGCGTTTGGCGGGCTGTTGCGTGAAGCGTTGCCGGTTGGCCAATCCTCGCCAGAACTAATCCCAATGCTGGTCGAGGTGATGAAATTCGGCATTAGTGGATTCAAGCAGGCCAAGCCGATTGAAGGCACTTTAGATGCCGCGCTCGACCAACTGAAAGAGAAACAGAAGCAAGCCGCGGCCAATCCCCAGCCGGCGCCGCCAAACCCTGAAATGATGCAGATTCAGGCGACGCAGCAACTGGAACAGGCCAAGATGCAAGCGACCGCACAAGCTGACCAGATGAAGATGCAAGCCGAAGCGCAAGCATTGCAGATGCAAGCGCAGATTGACGATCAGAAAATGCGGCATGAAATGGAAATGAAGGCGCAGGAGGTTAAATCGGTTGATGACTTCAACCGCTGGAAAACCGAACTTGAGGCTGCGACTAAAATCATGGTGGCAAGAATAGGTGCCAATCCTGGTCTGGATCTGCCGCTAATCGAAGCGCAGCAGGCGGCAAGCGAAAAGGTTACAGCCGAGCTGGGCGAGAACGTCAGAACAGCCATAGATCACATGGCGCAGATGCACGAAAACATGGCAAATATGCATGGCGAAACCATGAACCGCATCGGTGGCGTAATGCAAACACTGGCGGCGCCCAAGCGCATCGTGCGCGGGCCAGATGGCAAAGCAGTCGGTGTCGAGGTGGCGGCATGATTGTTACCACGACACAGGGCGAGATGGACGATTCATTGCTTGAAAAACGTGAAGGATCGGTAGACAACGACAACGAAAACACGACATGGGTTGAGTATTGGCTGGCAGGCGATCTAGTGCATAGGTCAGCTCACGTTAGGTTGAAAAAATCGATCGTTTCACAAACTGAAATAGGGAGTTTTTAAATGGCAAATACCCAAGCAATGTGTACCAGTTTCAAAGCCGAAATTCTTAGCGGAATTCACGCGCTGGGAACGACCGTTATTCGGGCAGGGACCGGCGCTGACACGGTTAAGGCCGCGTTGTATCTAGCGAGCGCCACCGTAAACGCTGCCACAACTGCTTATAGCGCCACTGGCGAGGTTTCCGGCACTGGCTATACGGCAGGCGGGATAACGGCCACAAACGCCACAGCGCCAACATCCAGCGGGACTACGGCCTACTGGACGCCGAGCGCCAGCTTTACCTACACGACGGTCACGCTGACCACATCGTTTGACTGCGTGCTGGTTTACAACTCTACGCAAAGCAATAAATCAATCAGCGCACACACGTTCGGCGCCCAAACCATCACCGCAGGTACGTTTGTGCTGTCCATGCCGACGAATGACAGCACCAATGCACTTACCCGCATTGCCTAAAACATGGCACAAGGCGCATGGGACACCGGCACCTGGGACGATGCCCTGTGGGACAGTTTGCCTGTCACCGGCAATTCTGCAACAGGATCGCCAGGTAATGTTGGTGCTGCCGCAACTGTTCCACTTACCGGGAACGCAGCAACCGGCGCGCCCGGCACCGTTGCCGCCACCGTTACCATTGCGCTATCTAGTGTGCAGGCAACTGGGCAGGTGGGCACAGTTGCCTGCACAGTCACTATTGCACTATCGGGCGCGCAGGCTACAGGGCAGGTCGGGACAGATGGTGTCAGCACAACGGTTCCGGTCACAGGAACTGAGGCAACCGGCGCCGCGGGATCTGTTGGCTTGGTTGTCACGGTTTCATTGTTTGGAAACAGCGCAACCGGCGACGTTGGGACGGTCACGGTGGGGCCGCAGCCGGTCATTGTTATCGATGACACGCACGACGGACGACGATTTAAAGAGCAGCTCGAACGCGAACGCAAGCTCAGAGCAAAGAAAAAACAGGCAATTCTTGACGCATTCGAGCGCATTGTTGAAGGCCGGCCAGAGATCGCAGAGGAAATTGCCGCGCCGTTTATTGTGCTGGCAAAAGCTAAATCAGCGGTTCAAGCCATCAATTACGACGCGTTGTTTGCCGATCTTGACCGCGTGCAGCGGATATGGGATTTGCACCTTGAACTTGACGACGAGGACGTTCTGACATTGCTATGAGAAAAACTTACATTCAGATTGACGGCAAATTGATTGAAAAGTTTAAATATTACCGCGATCCGGTGGCGCCAATCATCATGCCGGACATTCAGCCTTATCAATCCATGGCAGATGGATCAATGATTACCAGCCGCAGCCATCACCGCGAGCACCTGCGGCAACACAATTGCATTGAGATTGGCAACGAAACGATGGAAACCAAACCAACGCCGGTAAAAGACAACCGCAAAGAAGTATTGCGGGAACAACTGGCAAATATGACGCACAACGAAGCCAACAAAGTGCTGGCCAAGCTGCGTGACGATATACGTTTTATCCGCAAGTAAACCCCCACAGGGAGCAACAATGTCCGACTTAAATGAAATCGTCCCAGTAGAGAACGCAGACAGCCGCCGCGAGATGCTTTCGCAGCAATTTGATGAAGTTGTTGAAGCGGCGCCAGAACCTGCAAAGGTTGAACCGGCAAAATATGAAAAGCAGCGGGATGAGTCCGGCAAATATGCCAAACAGTCGGGGCCGGCAGTACCGCAATTAAAAGCAGAACCTACCGACCAGGTTGAGGAACCGTTGTGGAAACGCCCACCGGCGAGCTGGAAGAAGGATTACCACGAAGATTGGAAAGCCGCGCCAGATCGCATTCAGGAGTATGCCTGGCAGCGCGAAAATGAGATGAAAGCCGGTGTCGAGCCGCTTATCTCAAAAGCACAGTTTGCCGACCAGATGCAGGAAGTTTTGAACCCCTACATGAACACAATACAGGGGCTTGGCATTGACGCGCCAAAAGCAGTTAAAGCCTTGATGGAAGCCGATCATGCCTTGCGCTACAGTAATCCGCAGGAAAAGCACCAGTATTTTGCTAGACTCGCACAAAGTTATGGAGTAGATTTAAATAATATGGGTAATCTGCCACAACAGATGCCCGTTGATCCAACCATTTTTGCATTGCAAAACGAACTAAATAACGTTCGCGGAGAGGTGCAAGGATGGAAGCAGGCACAGGAACAGCAACAGAATCAGGCGCTTTTGGGTGAGATAAACATCTTCAGTCAAAAAGCCGAGTATTTTGAGGAAGCAAGGCCGGTAATGATCCAGCTCCTACAGAGCGGTGTGGCCACCGACCTCGATGACGCATATCAAAAAGCATTACGCTTAGATCCGAACCTTTTTGAAAGTGTGCAAGCCAGCAAACAAGCTGAACTTGATACGGCAAAAAGAGCGGCAGCAAATAAAGCTGCTAAGTCGGCGCGAGCGGCAGCGGTGAGCGTGCGTGGCTCCACACCCGGGACCGTGACAAATACCAAAGCACAAGATCGTCGGGCGTTACTTGCCGAACAATTCGACAATATGAGCGACCGACTCTGATAATTTTATAAGGAGCTTTCATCATGGCTTTTGCCAATAGCTCGATCAGCGACATTATTGCGACCAACATTCAAAGTCGTAGCGGTGAGCTGGCCGACAACGTAACAAATAATAATGCGCTTTTGCGCCGACTTAAAGAACGCGGAAACGTTAAAACGTTTTCCGGTGGTAACGTGATCTTGCAAGAGATTATGTATAACGAAAGCGCGACGAACAACACCAACAGCTATAGTGGCTATGAAGTTTTGAACGTTTCGCAAAACAGCCCAATCAGTGCGGCGCAATACGGTATTACCCAATACGCTGCTGCGGTATCGATCAGCGGTTTGGAAATGATACAAAACAGCGGCAAGGAAGCGATTATTGACCTGCTCGACGGTCGTATGAACGTGGCCGAAGCGCAACTGGCTAACCGTATCGGTTCGGATATTTATTTGGACGGGACGGGTAACTCTGGCAAAAACATCACCGGACTTGGTGCTGCTGTGCCGGATGCTCCGACCTCTGGAACGTATGGCGGTATCAACCGAGCAACGTATTCGTTTTGGCAATCGGTTGCTTACTCTGGTTTGACAAACGGCGGCGCGGCTACGACTGCATCCAACATCCAGCAGTACATGGATTCGGTAGCGGTTCAGTTGATTCGCGGAACGGATAAACCGGATCTGATCGTTGCAGACAATATTTACTATCGTCTGTACCTTCAATCGCTGCAATCCATTCAGCGTATTTCTGATTCTGGTAGCTCAATGGCTGGTGCTGGTTTTGCCTCGCTGAAATACTACGGCGCAGGTATGGCATCGGATGTGGTGCTCGACGGTGGTATTGGTTCGGCTGCTACTGCATCGCACATGTGGTTTTTAAATACGAAATACATTTTCTTCCGTCCGCACGTTGACCGGAATTTCGTACCGATTGGCGGCGAACGGCAAGCCGTAAACCAAGACGCTAAACCTACTTTGCACTAATGGCGTCTTTAAACCTTCTCTGATTGACTTGGAAGCCCGGAAGCGGGCGACAGGGCGCAAGCGAAAGCAGCGTGAACGACTAAGTGAGAGGGACACCGAAAGGTGTATGCGATAGTCTGAACACTGGTATAACTTTATTGAAGCCAGTGAGGGAAATCCGAAGCGGTTTCCCCGCCATCGAGAGATGGTCAGTAAGCTGAAAGGCTGAAAGTAACAGAATGATTGTTAAATTGATCGGTTGGGCTGGCAATATGTGCGCCAGCGGCCCGCAGTTTAGCGGCGTGTTGATAGCTTAAGGAGAATAGATAATGGCTTACACTTATGTAGAAAATCAAGCCGGTCTGTTGCAGATTGCCGCAATTGATACTGGTGTTACTTCGCCGAGTAGCGTTTCGACTGGCAGCACTTCTGTCATTCCAACGCCGCCTAACGTTTTGGGCAAGATCGTGCGCGCTGACGATCCGACCTATGGCGAGGGCGAGTTCATCCTGTTGGTCGGGGTGGCTTCAACGGTGGTCGGTTCGTTGGTTAGCTACAACGCGACGACTTATCAAACGGTGCTGGTGCCAAATACTGCTGTCCAGGCTTGCCCGGTAGCGGTTGCAATGTCGGCTAACCTGGCTGGCACGTTTGGCTGGTATCAAATCGCTGGTAATGCGGTGGTCAAGAAAACGGCAGTTGCGGTTTCCCCGCAAGTGACCGTATTTCTGTCAGCGACTGCAGGTCGTATCAAGGTTCTTGCTTCTGCTGGTCTGCAAGTTGTCGCAGCTCGTTCGGCGAACCTGGCTACGATTGCCGCAACCGTTTCGACGGTCACGGTGACAATTAACCGTCCGCACCTGCAAAGCCAAATCACCTAATGGTCGATGCAGTTTTAGATGTTGTTGGAAACACACTCCCCAGCGTAATGCTGGGGAATGTGGAGCTGTCTTGCAAAAGGCAGCTTTCCTGGTTTGATTTTAATGATGAGTCAAACGAGGAAAGCATCTGCATTGTCGGTGGTGCGCCAAGTCTAAATGAGTCGGTGCATCAGCTAATAATTCGGCATCAAAACGGCGCCAGGCTTTGGTCGGTAAACGGCTCTTATGATTGGCTGCTTGCCCGCGGCATCGTTTCTGATGGGCATGTGATGTTAGACGCTAGGCCGGAGAATGTGCGGTTTGTAAAAAATCCCAAGCTGGAGACTCAGTTTTACATTGCCAGCCAGTGTGATCCCTGCGTATTTGACGCTTTAGAAGGCTTTAACGTCGATCTGGTGCACGTTCAGACAGAAGGGGTCTACGAGTATCTGGAAAGCGAGCGCGAGCGCCCTGTGCATCTTATGGGAGGTTTTACGACGGTTGGCATGTTGGCCATGATTTTGGCTAAACTGAAAGGCTATCGGCAAATCTACCTGTTCGGGATGGATTCCAGCTATTCAGAGGGCGAGCACCATGTTTACAAACAAGAATCCAACGACGATGAGCAGATAATTACTGCGACTATCCACGAAACAAAATACCAAGCTGCGCCGTGGATGTGTCAGCAAGTGCGGGACTTTCAAACGCTTGCACGTAAATTTGCCGAAGATGATGTAACAATTGAAGTTTGCGGTCCCGGTTTATTGTATGCAATGGCGAAAGCCATGTCCTATCCACTAACTCAAAGGATTTAAAATGGCTATTCCCTCACGTATTTTGGCTTCTGGTAATTCCCCGCTTTCGACGACCAGCATCTGCGGCGATGGCGCCACCGGCCTGGTCGCCGTTGGCAGCACCATTGCTGATGCGCTGCAACTGTCTGCGGTATGGAACACGATCACCACCAGCTCGGCGTCAACTGGCGTTATTCTGCCGCCAACCGAGGTTGGCGCTATGATCGGCATTCGTAATGATTCTGGCCAAACAGTTACTGTTTATCCGAAATCTGGATCGACGATCAATGCTGCCGCGTCAACATTGTCTGTTGCAACGGCGAAAACCGTTATTTTGTTTGCCACTAGCGCCACGACTTGGGCATCTGTTCTGACTGCGTAATGACAATTCCCTCACGGGTTTTGGGTGCAGGTGCGTCATCATTGATGACCGTTGCCATTTGTGGTGACGGTGTTGATGGGTTGACCGCGGTGGGTTCGACGAGAGCTGATGCGTTGCAATTAACAAAGATTTACAACTCGGTTGATACCGCGGCTTCCGGCACTGGCGTGCTGTTGCCTCCTACACAAATGGGTGCAACAATTTACATCGCCAATTCAGGCGCACACACGATCAAAGTTTATCCGTACGAAACCGCAACAACGGTGAACCAAACTACATCGGCATCCATCGCACAAAATCACACAAGTATACTTTTTGCGGTTTCTAACGCCATGTGGTACAGCATAAACGGCACTAAAACTTAATCCCCACAGGAGAATACAAATGGCTTTAGACAGCGACATCAACAATGCAGATTCGCACTTACATGTTGAGTTTTACACCAACGACCAGAAACCATACAAAGATCGCCCGACGCCTTTTGTGCGGATTATTGTGCCCGGTGATAAAACCAACATTGTTGACCAACCTGTCAGAGAAGATCATAAAGAACGATTCCCGCGGCAGTGGTTGCATTTTCAAATGCAGAGCGGCGATGGGCCGGTTATTGGGACGCTGTTGCAGCAATGGAACACAGACGATGAAGAAAACTTTAGCTCGCATCAAATGGCAGAGCTTCAGATTCTTAAATTCCAGACCGTTGAGCAAGTGGCCACAGCTTCAGACAGCCAGTTACAACGCATCGGCATGGGCGGGGCTGGATTGCGAGAAAGAGCAAAAACGTATTTGACCAGAAAAAACCAATCCGCAAACACTTCCGAATTGGAAGTTACTCGCCGTGAGCTGAATGAATTGAAACAGCAAATGGCAATGCTGATGGAAACCAAAAAACTCGGCAGGCCGCGCAAAGAGGCGTAAATATGAGCAGCACAATGCTCCAGTTGGTGCAGCAAGTCACAAACGAACTAGGTGTCACGGCGCCGGTGTATGTCGCTGGCAATACCAATCAAGATGTGACGCAGATTCTCGCGCTGATGAACGCGACTGGTTACGAGCTGCTGCGCCGGCACAACTGGCGTGCGATGACCAAGCAGGAGGCTTTTTATACTGAGTTTCTGACCACGACCGGCAACTGGACCACCGCAGCCAGGACGATTACCGGCATTCCCAGCACCGCAGGGTTGGACACGACCTACCAGGTGCAGGGGACCGGCATTAACCAGAATACGTTTATAGCGTCTGTTGACAGCGGAACACAGGTTACTGTTAATCAAGACTTTGCCGCAGCAGGCGGCACCGCGGCAACGGCCTATTTCCAGAAAATGAAATATGACTTGCCCAGCGACTACGAGGCATTGGTGCCGCGCAGTATGTGGGACAAATCCAAGCATTGGGAAATGCTTGGGCCAGAGGATGCTCAACAATGGGAATGGTTGCTTTCAGGTTACATCAGCACCGGGCCGCGCATTCGGTGGCGCCTGCTGGGTTCTTATTTTCAGATATGGCCAGGCACCTCTGCCGCTGAATATCTTGGCTATGAATACAGATCAAACGGCTGGGCTAATTCTGCTGCTGGCGCCGTAAAGACCAGCTTTACGGTGGACACCGACACGACGATTTACCCTGACCGACTAATGGTGCTGTCCACGAAGCTGAAATATTTTGAGGCAAAAGGCTTTGACACCACGGCAATGTTTCGCAATTACTTGTATGAGCTTGAAGCGGCAATGGCGCTGGATATGTCGGCTGCAAACCTAAGTTTTGCACCGCGCCCTGGCACTGTGCTAATCGGATACGACAACATACCTGACAGCGGATATGGCCCAAATTAACCAACTGGTGCAGGGCAATGCGGCGCGAGTAGCGTCTGTTCCAGCTCCTGTTGGCGGCTGGAATGCCCGCGACAGCATTGCCAACATGGAGCCGCTGGATGCGGTTCAACTGATTAATTTCTTCCCGACAGTCAGTAACTGCGTGCTGCGAGGTGGTTCGACGAATTGGGCTACCGGCATGACCGGCCAGGTGCAGACGATCATGGTCTACAACGGCGGGTCCAGCAGCAAGATGTTTGCCGCGGTCGGGACTCCTGATCTTAAATTCTACGATGCCAGCACCGCTGGCGTTGCAACAGCAACCACCGTTACCGGACTGACCAACGCAATTTGGGAATATATTAACATTACGACGACCGGCGGCACTTATTTGTATGCGGTGAATGGCGTGGACAAGCCGCGGTTGTACGATGGCACAACATGGACCGCCATTGATGCTGCTTCAACGCCAGCTATTACCGGCGTAACGACAACAACGTTATCAAATGTGACGCTGTTCAAGAATCGCCTCTGGTTTATTCAGAAAGACACGCTCAAGGCGTGGTACCTGCCGACCAGCGCAGTCGGCGGCGCCGCGCAGGTTTTGGATCTGTCAGCTATTGCCAAATTTGGCGGGCATCTTGTGGATCTGGATACCTGGACTATCGACGCAGGCTATGGCGTTGACGACAACCTTGTTTTCGTCACCAGCAACGGCGAGGTGATTGTTTATCGAGGCACCGATCCTGCCAGTGATGCTACCTGGGCGCTCACCGGAGTTTGGAAGCTAGGATCGCCAATCGGCAACCGAGCCATGCTGAAGTGGGGCGGCGACCTGCTGATCTTAACTTATGACGGTCTGATGCCGATGGCTCAGAGCTTGCAATCATCCAGGCTTGATCCTCGCGTGGCGTTGTCAAACAAGATTCAAGGCGCCATTACGCAGGCCACAACGAACTACGGTGGCACGCACGCCGCAGTTGGGTGGCAGGTCTACTACAACGCTCGTCGCAATGCTGTGTGGATCAATGTGCCAATCGCAGAAGGCCAGCAAGAACAATACGTGATGAACACAATCACGACGAGTTGGTCACAGTTTCAAGGCTGGCCAGCAAATTGTTGGGAAACCTACAACGATAATCCTTATTACGGAGGCAACGGCGTTGTGGTTAGGGCGTGGGATGACACCTATGTCGATAACACATCCAATATTGCAACAAATGTTTTCCAAGCATTTAACTATTTCGACAGCCGCGGCGTAAAAAAGTATTTCACCAGGGCGCGGCCAAGTATTTTCACAAACGGATCACCGGCTATTTTTGTTGGCATCAACGTAGATTTTAACGTTGATGACACAACCGCGCCTATTTCTTCATCTGCATCTGCTGTTGGATTATGGGATGCAGGAACGTGGGATTCTGCATTGTGGGGATCTGGTTTGCAGATTACGAACAACTGGCAAGGTGTTACCGGGCTTGGTTACTGCGGATCTATCCAGCTTAAAAGCGCATCCAGCGGGCTGCAAATTGAGTGGGCATCTACTGACGTTGTTTATCAGGCAGGATGGGCAGGGATATAGTATCGGGGCCGGATGTCGGCCATTGGGTAGCAAAACGTGTTGATTATGGCTTTTTAGAAACCAGAGCCAACGCGATAGGATTAAAACGAAATGATGAGTTTATTGCAGGAGTCATTTACGAGAATTGGAATCATCAAAGCATATGGTGCCATTTCGCTATTGAAGGCCAACTGACACCTGCTTTTTTAGCGGCGATATTTGATTACCCGTATAACATTTGTCAGGTTGAAAAGATTATTTGCCCGGTTGGAAGCGATAACGAACAAAGCATTAAGGTAGTGAAGAAAATGGGATTTACCGAAGAAGGCAGAATTAAAGAAGGGCGACCACACGGCGACATTGTGTTTTACACATTGCGCCGCGATGACTGCCGGTTTTTAAATAAACGATATAGCAAAAGGATAGCAAATCATGGGTAAATCTTCACCTTCGCCACCGCCGGCGCCGGACTACGCGGGCGCAGCTCGTGAGCAGGGCGTAGCAAACGAGGCTACCGCCAGGCTGCAAGGTCGTATTAACAATCCTAACGTTAGCGGGCCGCTGGGTGGGCAGACTGTTACTTTTGGCGAAGGCGACCAGCCGACAATTACGCAAACCCTGACACCCGACGCACAATCAACTTTAGAAGCACAGCAACGCGTACAGCGATCGCTTGCCAATTTGGGCGAGCAAGGTATCGGAACGGCGCGAAGTGCTTTAGCTAATCCGTTTTCCCCAAACAGCATGGGATTGCAGACTCGTATTGATACTTCTAATCTTGCCAGAATGCCGGTCAATGCTGGAACTACAGGACAAGAAGCAATTATGGCTCGGTTGGCGCCGCAGCTTGAAAGACAAGACGCGGCAACACGGTCAAGGTTGTTAAATCAAGGTTTAGTGCCGGGCGGCGAAGCATACGAAAACGCCATGATTTCCCAAAACCAGCAAAAGAATGATCTTCTTTCGCAAGCTGCTTTACAAGGTATTGCGCTAGATACCGGCGCCAGGGCGCAGGGATTTAACGAAGCCAGCTCACAAATGGGCACTCAAAACGCCGCACAACAAGCCGAATTGCAGCGAGAAGCATTTTTACGCCAGCAGCCGCTAAACGAAATCACTGGCTTAATGTCCGGCTCGCAGATCCAAATGCCGCAGTTTCAGGGTTACTCACCGACCAGTATTGCTCCTGCTCCGTTATTTGCAGGGACGCAGGCAGCCGGGCAGAATGCGATGGATCAATACGGTATACAGTCGGCCAACGTCAACGCGCAGAATGCGGGGCTTTACGGGATGCTTGGGACTGCTGGAGGGTTGGCGGGGATGGCGTTTTTCTAATGCTTGGGTTAGCTTTTTCAGGCGGCAAAGATTCATTAGCTTGCTGGTATTTATGCAAGCATTTAAATCCTGTTGTTTTGTGGGCCAATACTGGCAAAGGCTATCCAGAAACATTGGAAATCGTAAACGAGATTAGAAGCCAAGCATTTCAATTTGTAGAAATTAAGACGGATCAGCAAAAACAAAATGATGAATGGGGTTTGCCTTCTGACATTGTGCCGATCAATTTTACAAATTTAGGCATGACATTTTCAGGCACTAAACAGACAAAAGTTCAAAGTTATTTAGGCTGCTGTTTTGAAAATATCATCAATCCAATGATGCAAAAATGCAAAGAAATCGGCATTACGGAATTGATCCGAGGGCAACGATTGAGCGAAAGCCATAAATCAACGGCGGTTGATGGAAC